TGAATCCCAAGAAGAGAATTTCTCTTGTTTTTGATTCACAGTCGTATGATGTAAAGTATGAGAAAAACGACGATAAGCCGACTTTCGGACACTTTGAGCTACACCCAACAAAAGTTGCTGATAACCGAAAGACTGAGCATAAGCTACTCGTCTTCTAGTACAAAAGAATCTATCCTTAAGTTCTAAGAATTGACTTCCCCAAATAGACACGTCTTTGGAAGCTGGAACCTGACCACCTGATTGGCCACCACTGACAGCAAATTCTGGTGTACCTACCCCTCTTTCTTTAGCGGTACGTTTACCTTTTTCGTCAATCGTGACTTTATCAGTCATTTGATCTCTGAATATAGCTATATTAGGGGCACAAACTTTGTAAAGTCTGAAAGCGGTGTCAAGGTCATCCTTCTCGATAAGAGTTGCGATTTGATCAATGTTGTCCATCGTCTCAATAAATATCTTTCTCTTCTCAACTACGTCTGTTATACGGTCAGGAATACCAGTAGTGGTACCATCTTTAATAGTAACACTTACAGTAGGAAGATCTTCAAAGAACTTTTCTACAATCACGCTAAATAAATTCTTATCGAAATCATCAGCCCAATTGTTAGACAAACTCTTCTGCAATCTAAGACTTGAATTGTCGTACATTGGTGTGGTAGCAAGACCCATTGGCATTCCAGGAATGTGTAGAAGTCCATTGAAATTACCTCTAACTCCATTACCAGATACACGACCCAAACTATCCATTGTGACCGGAAGTTCAGAGTTCATCATGAGTGCGTTCGCCTCACACATCATTAAAGACTCTGGGTCTAATGCGTGATAACCAGGTTGCGGATCTAAGTACTGAGGACCATACTTTCGAACTGCGGAAGCTGCCTTATTACCAGGGAACAACATTGCTACATGATCATCAGCTAACGTACCAACTTTGCCAACACCGTGAGTCTTTTGCAACTTCAAAATTTCTTTAATAAAACTTTGTTTTATAGGCTGCATGAGAATCCCCTAATTAGAGAGTTTAGTGGGATCACTTACGGATACTTCGTCTCCATCTTTAGATAAGGAGGTTTCTTCCTCATCTACCTCGTCGGTATCACGAGTTAGCGAAAACATACTCTTCAACTTTTTAGTTCCGTTGGTATTGGCTGAATCAGCGTTAGTGCTACGTCTGTTTGGTAAAGAACGAGCTTCAGCTTCTTCAGTATTTGAAGCTGTTACACCACTTTTGAGAAGCGCCGGCTCAATAGTCATCCAATCAACTGGTGCCATAGCGTGGGCTTCACTCATCCACGTTGGGGTTTGAGCGTGACCAGGTACGTTAAAAACAACCGTCGGTAGAGTTGAATCAGGTGTCAACTCATGGACGTTACGAAGGAATTTAGTCATCAATGAATCGTTAAGACGAATAAATTGCATTGAACCAGGTTCATACATTTTAATCATTTCGTAAAGTGTTGTAGGGTCTATGATCTCACCTCCAGCACGCTTCATGATTGCTTCAGTTGTTGTAGCTTCGTCTTTTTTAGACGGAATGATATAAATAGGCATTTAAGCCTCCTTTTTATTTTAAAGATTGACGATCTCGTCAGAGGACAAGATCTTTTTAAACATTGATAATCTGTAATAATCAGACTAGTTTATAAAAGAATAGATAATTTACCGTGTAACAGAACCCACTCACCGATATCACCGATTAAGTAAGGATCGCTACGCCAGTCCCATTGCTCTTCGTCTTTGGCGTGGATCGAAAGGTGAGTAACTTGCTCGTTTTCGGATAAGAAACTAAGTATCATATCCTCAAACATAGTTGACTCGACATTTGTCGCACCATCTACCATCATTACGAAGTGAGAACCCTTGTTAGGCTTTCCATCCCAGATCTTAGCCGATCCAGTTTGACGTTTTGGGTGTAGTAAAATAACTAATTTAGAAGTAGTCATAATATATCCTTTTTAAAATATTAAAGATTAATGGTTCTATCCTTATGAATAGAATCAGTCTTGTACCAGACCCAATGGATCTGATAATTCTGAATCACCGTAGTGATTCGCGCTCTAATGCACCGTAGTACACGAAATTCGTATGGCCCCGTAGAACCTGAATAGGTCAAGCGCAGAAAACCC